AAAAAATAATTTTATACTTTTGCAGCAAGGCGTTTTTTATGTGCCTTTTTGCGTTATGGAAATACCTAAACAAGTGTCGGAATTAGCAAACAGTAGCGGTTACAACTCCGTTGTCTTATCAGCCAGTTCCCCTGAAGGAAGCATCTATTCCGTGGGCTGTGTTGACGGGGATGGTTTTGAGTTGCCTGTCGGTCTTCCCGCCTTTATTCTGTTCGACGGCCAGTCCTGCCGTCTGGTGGACGGTGAGGAGGGGCTGGCACTTTCTTCCCGTTTATTTGGTGATGAATAGTCCCATGATTTTGGGATTTACCAGTTTGTTGTCTATTCTTATCACTCCCACACGGCCCGCTTTCATGCTCTGTATGTAATTGCTTGCATCATCCTTTCCGGTTTGCGGGTCGAAGAACCTTGTCTTTCCTTCAGTCACCTCTGCGCAGAACACGTGTGCGGAGCCGCCTTTCCAGGCACAATATATCTCGTATATTCCATCCTCTCTGAATTTTTCCCTGAAGTATTCCTTCAGCCGGTTTGCATTCATTACTTGATATCCCTTTCTGACCTGCCATTTATAGGTATAGTCATAATCCGGCTTTGTTCCGTCCCGGTTCAGGAAACGTTCTTCCCATGTGATACCTTGTTTTGCCATTTCATTGTATGCGCTTTGTCTGATGTTGGGTTTTGCCTCGATGTCAAACCCCAACCTTCTGAGCATGTGTGTCACGGTGCAGGTCTGGCAATTCACGCGGTATCCTTCCTCTTTTCCGAATTTCGGGTTCTCCTTTCCCTTGTTCGCCTGTTCGTATGTCATCGGCTTGCCTTTGGTAACGCCGAGTGCCTTTTCTATCTTGAGATTGTTGCGGGCGATGTCGGTTTTTTCCTCCAGCGTCAGGTTGTCCGGCATTTCGGCTATCATTTCGTTGATGCGCCTGGTCAGTGCGTCCACGGCTTTTTTTGCTCCCGGATGCGCTTCAGTAATGTAGGGGTGTTTGTCTGAAAACAGTTTGCCGTCTTTTCCCGGATTGTTTTCCAGACCGTCATGTGCCTTGTTCTGCCCGTTTTCGTCCGGTACCGCTGTCGGCGCTTCATCCGTTGATGAGAGCGTGCACTTGCAGTTCCATCTGTCTCCGGGCCTGTGCTCGTTCCAGAACGGATCATCTATCGGACGTATGGTCCCCCAGAAAATCTGGTGGTCGGCTCCCGGCGTCACACTTGTGGACGGCATCCATTTGAGGTTCGGCAATACATCCTTTTCCCTTTCGAACTGTCTCCAGTCCGCGGCCTGGTGTGCCCGTATGACGGCCGTGTCGTATTCTGTACGCAGCCAATGGATCATCTGGTGGTCGGCTATGGGCATGGCTTCCTTCACCCACTGTTCAAACGGCTTTAAACTTCCGTTTTTGTCCAGCAGCAGCGCTGCCATGTCGTTCTGTGCCCTGTGTACCTTGAAAGCTGCGAACACGGCGTTGTTCATTCGGATTTCACGGTAGAAGTCATAATCCGGATCATCGGTTTTCCGTGTCCCAAACCCCTTGTCGGTGGCTTTGTTCATCGTTTTCCACGTGGCCTCGAACAGGTTCTCCTCGATGTCGGTCATGGGATGGAAATCTTTGCTGTATATGTTCTTCAGGGCTTTCTTCAGTACCTCTTCATCGAACGAGAATAAAGTTTCCACCTGTTTGTCCTCCATTCTGTAGAGGTCGTTTATCACCATTCTAAAGCTGCCCCGTCTCTCCCCGGGGCTTTCCCGAAAAAACGTTTCAGCCAGTTGTATGCGTTTTTAAGGGCATTTTTCTTTTCTTTGGGTGTTCCTTTACCGTGCTTTTCCAGTTCCGGTTCTTCTTCCGGATCCGGTTCATCCTCTTCCGCCTTTTCGGTCTCTCGGGCCTTCGCTGCCTCGATTTCCGCCGCTTTCTCCTCCTGGCGTTTCTTCAGCTCGTCATAGTTTGCCGGTTTCTCGATCCCGAATTCCTCGTAGAGGTAGTCGTCACCTACCGGCAGGTTGAAGTTCGTACGCAGCTGTGTGAGGATGGACATCTTTTTCTCCGGTTCGATAAGCTTCTTTTCCGGATAGCAGAACTCCCCGCCTGTGGTGTCTATTCCGAGCATTGCGAATATGTCGGCCATGTCATAGTTGAGCACGTCGAGGATGTCCTGCCTGTCGGAGAGCGTCACTTTCTCCTCCACGTCCTTGTGTACGGTTCCCAGTGCCTGTGTGCCCTTGTCGGAGGCTTCGGTGGTGAGCGTGTTTCCGAGGAACAGCTTTGAGATTTCGTTGTTGCAGCGCTCGCAGAGCTTGTCGTAGAGGTCCGCGCTCCCTGTCTTGTTCGCGGCTTCCACGAGCTTGAGCACCGTATCCTCCGCGTGCACGAAAACCGACAGGCTTCCGGTGCTGTCCGCGTCGTCCAGCGCCCTCTGCCGTGCCTCGTCGTCATCCGTGGGATACGTGTACTCCCTGATGGGCGCTCCGAACACTTCCGCGAACTGTGCCCAGTCCGCCACGTCGTTACGTTTGTATATCACCCAGATGGCTGCTTTCACCAGCAGTCCGGGATCGTCGGGTGAACCGATGAACAACAGGTCGGGGTACTCGTCCCAGGACGTCCCGGTGGTGTCCGTCTGGTGCCGCAGTATGAGCCTGCGCACGGGATCGACGTGTTTGCGCGGTATCAGGTCGTAGTTCACCCATTCCCCCTTGCGGTAGAACTGCACGAGTGAGAACCCCCAGAATTTGGCGTCCAGGATGTCCCCTATGAACTTCCGGAACCATGGGGACCTGATCTGCTTGTTCACCTTCTCGTCCGGCTTCCCGTTCCTGCGGAATTCTATGGAAGATGCCAGTGCGGCATTCTTCCGTTTCTCTATGACACTTGTCAGGTGCGTGTCCATGAGTATGTCGCTGAACAGGTCGTACAGCCTGAAGCGTCTGGAGTAGTCCACATTCTCGAAAGCCCTTACCGCGAGCATGTAGTCCGCTATGTCTATACCGAACCTTCTGGGCTGTGTCAGTATGATGGTTGCGGGTCCTTTCTGCCCGGGCCTCGGCAGGTTCCCGCTTTGGGTTATCTTTCCGGCCCCTTTCTTTCTTTTGTTCATATTACCAATGGTTTACACGTTTACGGTTGCTTTTGATAAGGAAATTTGATTTTGCCGCCCTCGTCTCTTCGGACAGCAGGGGCAGGCCGTCCACCGATATCTCCTCGGCCGCCACGGCTTTCAGCCATTCGACCGCCCTTTCGTGGCGTTCCTTCCGCAGCGGTGACAGGTTCCTCGGGTTATGTATGCAGAAGATGTGGTACACGGCTATGTCGATGGCCATCATCAGGACAAGCTGGTTGCGTTTGTCACCGGTTGCCGTGAATATTTTGTCACAGTCGTAACGTCTGGAAAGGTAGCAGCGCATCTCGGCGACGGCGCGGTCCTCGCATATCTCCACGACGGCGTCGTCCTCCCTTGTCAGTGCGTCCAGAATCTCGCGGTGTATGCTCGCGTCGTAGTCTGAAAGTTCGATAAATTTGCTCATAATGATAGGTATTGAAGTTTACACTCTGTACTTGTTTTGTGACCGCGTGCTTTTCCTTGTGACAATGACGGGCTTTTCCGACTGTCTGGCCTTGCGGTCTATAATTCTGTTTCCCCCCTCCACGCAGTCGGGTCCGTCTGCCGGATAGGTCAGTTGCAGGTTGAACAGCTTGAACTGTTCCGCCATCCGTTTCATGTGCGGGTTGTCCTTTTCGGCCTCGTTGAGTACCAGGTTCCCCTCCCGGTTGAGCGGTTCCAGGTTCGCCTCGATACGTGTGGCCTTGTCGGTCTTCTTCTCCTCGTCCCCGGTGATGTACAGTGATATTTTCCTTTCCCTGCGTATCCGCCGCACGATGGGCTGGAATACCTGCTGGAAAAAAGGATCCTGTAATTTGTTGTTCTCCATGTAACAGTATACGGTGGTTTTCCCGCCCACGAACTCCAGCAGCTTGATGTACCACTCTACAAATTCCGCGTTCAGCCCCCTGTCCAGGAACGTTTTTATCAGATAAAGCCTTCCCGCGAGTTTCCCGAGCAGGCACACCGTTTTGGTGGAACTTTTTTTCGTCTTGTTCTCTCCCGGTGCGGGGTCCCCGTATATCACCAGGAACTTGAACTTGGAAAGTGCCGGCACTTTCCCGTAGGTGATTTCCGCGAACACGCCGCCGTCCACCACCGGGTTGTTGAAGAACTCTTTCTGTGCCGCCGCCGCGCTGACCAGTGAGAGGAAGAGGTCTATATCCTCCTCGGAGTTCTTTTCGGGCCATACGGACAGCCCGTCCTTTCCCCGGATGTTGATGATATCCACGTGCCCGATTCCTTTCGCCTTCAGTTCGGTTGCCTTTTCGATGGCCCTTTTGATGCAGCAGTCCGGCGCGATGATGTTCCCGTTGAACAGGATGCGGTAGTTTCCCGATACGGACATGGTCGGTATCAGCGCCTCCTCCAGCCATTTCCATTTGGTTTTGATCCGTTCCGGATTCCGGCACTCCTCGTCGGTGTCTATATCGTCCACCAGAATGAAGTCCGGCCGGAAGTTCTTGTTACGCGTACCGCGCGGTGACTGCCCGGCTCCGATGGCGCGGAAGGAGCATCCGGACATGCAGGTGAACTCCCCGGTTTCCCACGCTCCCGGTTTTTTCTGCTGTCCGTAGTCCTGTATGATCCGCTGGTTCTCCTCGAAGTTCGCCATGAACGGCAGCAGTAGCCTTTCCGCATTGTCTGCCGAGTTGGAGATCAGCAGCACGTTGCGTATCTTTTTTGTCAGTGCCAGTTTGGATATCTCCATCATGGAGCGTGCGGATTTCGCCAGCTCGCGTGACCAGGCCCTTACCTCGTACCAGCGGTTGTTCCTCATCAGCCGCCCGGTGGCTTTTTTGTGGAAGGCGGCGGACTCGCAGGTGCAATACATGGCGAAGTAGTATTTGAACCACTCCTCGTCGTTCTTCTCCAGTCTTTCCCGCCTCTGCCTGATTTCCGTTTCCGTGTCCGTGGGGTTGATGTCCGAATGTTCGCGCACGGATGCCACCAGCTCGTTCCAGTTGTCCAGTGCGATCCTGTCCTGGGGTGTGAGTCTTTTCTTTGCCATGTCAGGATAATTTTGATTTGACAAACGCGTCCAGAAGCGGGGTGATCTCCTTCGCCTGCGTGGAATCGTAGGTCCGCACCCATTTGAGCAGGTCGGAGAACACGGAGATGATGTCCGCCAGCCCCACTTCTGTTTCCAGTTTCTTGATGGCGTTCGACAGTTTGGAAATGGTGTCCGCTTCCGCGGCGTTCGGGAACCGTTCCCCTTCCGGCTTTCCCATGATGGCGTTGTTGAGTTCCGCCAGCTGCCGGTACAGGTTCTTCAGCTGCTCCTCCCGTGTGATGGTTATGGAAGCCTTCAGCTGCTCCCAGTTTCCTTTGCCTATCCAGTTGTTCACAGTCACCCGTGAAACCCCCACACGCTCGGCTATTTCCGCCTGCGTGAGCGTTTCGCGGGTGTAGAGCGTTTTCGCCCATGCCTTTTTCTGCTCGTTTGTAAGTTCGGCCATATTACCTCCTTTTTTACGTGCAAAATTGATAAGGAAAAGGAGCGAAAAAAAACGCGCTCCGCATGATGACATTTTAAAGCGTCATGGCAATCCTTTAAAGTCTCCATGATGAAAACGCGGTTTGAAAAAGGCTTTTAATCCCCCTAATTTCGCACCGTAAACTTTGCAGGGAAGGACCTGCCAAAACGATAGTGACATGAGTAGATTTTTCAATATGATACCCGGAACCGATGCCTGTTGCATCCTTCTTTACGGTGACATCGGTGAGTACGATGATAACGTGCGCAGCGGTGATATTGCCCGTGAACTTCTGGAAGCGGAAGCCCTGACCGGGAAGGTGGACGTGCGTATCAACAGCAACGGCGGCGAGGTTTATTCGGGCATCGCCATTTTCAATGCCTTGAAGAACAGCAAGGCCGACATTACCATCTACGTGGACGGCATCGCCGCCAGCATGGCCTCCGTCATCGCCCTTTGCGGCAAGCCCGTGCAGATGAGCCGTTATGCCCGTCTGATGCTTCACAGTGTCCAGGGCGGCTGTTACGGCAACAAGGATGAGATGAAGGACTGCATCCGTGAGATCGAGGCGCTTGAGGATACCCTTTGCGAGATGTATGCCACCCGTATGGGCAAGGACAAGGAGGAAATCCGCGCGATGTATTTTGACGGCAAGGATCACTGGCTGCGTGCCGACGAGGCGCTGGCGCTGGGGCTTATCGACGGTATTTATGACGCTGACCCGGTACCGGAGGACAGTACCCCCGAACAAGTATTTCAAATATTCAATAACCGGCTGCACAAGCCACAAAACGAGAATAGCATGAATTTAGACGAACTCAAGAGACGTCCGCGGTTCAAGAACTGTGCGACGGATGACGATTTCCTGCGTGAAATCGGACTGCTGGAAACGGAGGCTGGCAAAGTCCCGGCCCTTGATGCCGAGGTCACCCGCCTGAAGGGCGAACTGAAGGTGTTCCAGGACAAGGCGGATGCGGATGACGCTGCCGCGCGTAAGAAACTGCTTGATGATGCGGAACAGGACGGCCGTATCGATGCCGCCACCCGCCCCATCTATGAGAACCTTCTGGCAAAAGACCGGGAGAACGGGGAAAAGGCATTGGAGAAGCTTTCCCCCAAACGTAGTGTCATGACCGACCTTCGTGTGAATCCGACGGGTGAAAGCCCCTGGAACAAGCGCATGAGCGAGATTAAGGACAAGTTGAACCATAAATAAAAACATTTGCCATGGCAATAGTAGTAAGAAACACGAATTACAACGGCGAGGTACTGGAGAAAATACTGGTCCTGGCCACCACCGGGAATGACCTTGTAGAAAAAGGTCTGATCATGGTGATCCCCGGTGTGGAGAAAAAAATCAGCCTGCCGCGTATCAAGACCGGCAAGATGCTCCAGAAGCGTAAGGAGAACCCGACTTTGGAAGACTCGAAAGGCAATTTCAATTACTCGGAGAAATCACTGGATCCGGAGGACTTCATGGCGTTCACGACTTTCAATCCCCGTGCCTTCGAGCATGTTTGGCGCAAGTGGCAGCCGAAGGGCAACCTCGTGTTTGCCGAACTTCCCCCCGAAGCGCAGAACACGCTTCTGGATGAACTTAGCAAGAGTGTGAAGTTCGAGCTGGGCTGGCATTACCTGAACGGCGAGTTCGGTTCGGACGACGACCACCTTTTCAACGGTATCCTGACCCAGGCGGCTAAAGATCCGGATGTGATCGTGGTTCCGGCTCCTTCCGATACTTCCATGATCGGCAAGTTGAAGGCTGTCCGCAAGGCTATTCCAAAAGCCCTGCGTGAGAATCCGAACCTGCGTATCCTGATGAGTATTGACGACTTCGACAAGTACGATGACGAGCTGACCGAACGCGAGTACAAGAACACGAGCGAGACGGACATCAACAAGA